AAATCATTCCCATTCGCAATCGGGTTCGACAGAACTCTTCAACTATTAGAACGTGCCAATCAGTCACCGACTAATACAAACTATCCACCTTACAATATTGTAAAACACGATGCAGAGAACTTCAGTATCGAACTTGCATTAGCTGGATTTGATAAGAAAGACATCACAATCTCAAAAGAGAAAGAGGTTCTTAATATCGAAGGTAAACAGAAGGAAGGGGAAAACCTTGAGTATGTCCATAGAGGACTTGCATCTCGTTCATTCAAAAGAACATTCACACTTGCAGACGATATAATTGTTAAAGGTGCAGATATGAAGAATGGTATTTTGAGTGTATCTTTGGAAAGGATTGTACCCGAAGAAGATAAACCCCAAGAAATCAAAATTTCTTAAAAAACCCCTATTCAGACATGCTTCATTGTTGTATAATAGAAGCATGTCTGAACTCTATGAAATAATTAAACAAAGTGCAAATCACGATGGCTTACCTATTATTACAGGTAAACAGTTTGAAGACCTTACTGAAAAATATGGTCGGGAAGAATTCCGTGAACAAGTTGCAAAATACATTGAACAGGAAAGACCACCTTTCCCATTAAAACCCATTTCCTATGGTAAGATGAAAGATACTTTCATTAGACTTCTAGAGGACGATGTGTGGAGATTCGTAAAACCTAACGAACAGTTAGAACAGGAAGTCGTAGAAAAATACGATAATTACAAATACCCATACTCAGAATTTGGATTAGGAATGGTCAATGCACCCCCTTCATTTAATGATGCAAGTGATTACTTCATGCAAGACTTAAGATTGTCTTGTGATTCATATGGTCATAAAGCACCATTGAATGCATTCCGAGATTCAAATGCAAAACAATTGAAATCGGCTCTTGGTGCAATATGGAGAGGTGTTAATGACATTACTAAAGAAATATCTACAGACGTAGATGGTAATGAAGTTATAAAACTTGTCGGTGGTAAACTAGATGAAGATGCATATAGAACTGCATTCAGACTTGGTGCCTATATTGCAACACAGTTCAAACCAGTAGTTGCAAAATGTTTCTATGAAATGACTGATGCAAAAACCGTATTAGATACTTCATGTGGATGGGGAGATAGACTTTGTGGTTTCTATGCAAGTAAAAGAACAACTCATTACATAGGTACAGACCCAAATCCGAACACATTTGTAAACTATAAGAAACAATGTATATCTTATGAAACAATTCTTACAGGTAATGCACCAGTAATTACTGAATCAGAAAACTACTTTAAATCTGTTGGTTCAAAGATTGTTGAAATACATAGATGTGGTGCAGAAGATTTAGACTATGATTCACTACCACCAATTGACTGTGCATTCACTTCACCACCTTACTTCTCGACAGAGATATATAACAAGGGTGGAGAACACGAGGAAGACCAATCATGGTTCAAGTTCAATGAGTATGAGAAGTGGAGAGATGATTTCTTCCTTCCAGTAAGTCAGAAGACTTTTGATTCATTATCTGATACGGGTCATATGTTATTAAACATTATGAACCCAACAATTAAAGGTAAAACATACCCTTCATGTGATGAAGTGTGTGACTTACTAAGACCCCATTTTAAAGGTCAACTGGGAATGAGAATTATGCAAAGACCACAATCATCTACTAAGTTCCTAGACAAGTGGACAGACGTAAAAGGTGATAGTGACGACAATCAAGTGTCAGACAAGCAAGGTATTGATAGAACAGCTATGCAGGATTTCATGAAGAAGTATTACATGGAAAATGTTTGGTACTTTGCAAAAGAAGACAAAGACCTATTCTTAAAAGTAAGACAAGGACAACTAGATGAGTTTTTCGTATGACAGAATTATTTGAGAACAAAGTGTACAGAGTAGTTGAGAATCCTCATGATGAAAATGCAGGGATTGAATTAACTGGTGGAGAATGGGACGGACTGGTTTATCAATATGGAAAGGTTCAATTCAAAGATGGTACCCCCGAAATTAATTTCAAAAGAACCATAAGAAGATTCCCAAAAGGGATGGAGAACAGTGAAATCAACTTTGAGGAATTACTAAATAACAGTGAGTTAAATACATTAATGGGTGACATTCTAGTAGAAGTCATGCAAGAACAAATAAGGAAAGAGAATGAACAAAGAGATACTTAAAGAACAAATCAAACGTCACGAAGGTGAAGTACTAGAGGTCTATGCAGATTCACTAGGATATCTAACACTAGGTGTTGGACATTTAATCAAAGAAGGTGATGCAGAACACGGACAACCTGCTGGAACTCCAGTAAGTCAAGAAACTGTAGATGCATACTATGAAGATGACTTCGACAAACATGTCGATGAAGCAATTCATGTATTTGAATCAAAAGGTGGAGAGAATTTCTATGACCTTCCCGAAGACATTCAACATGTACTAGTCAACATGACATTCAACTTAGGTGGAAGTCGTTTTGGTAAGTTCAACAACATGTGGAAAGGTGTTGTATCTGCAGACTGGGAAAAGGTTGCAGTAGAAATGGAAGACTCTAAGTGGTTCGGACAAGTTGGTAGACGTTCAGTAGAACTACAAGAACAGGTACGAAACTGTGCCTAGTGAAATCAAAGCTGTAAAGTTACTTGGTGGGGAAGTTATCTTAGGAAAGGTTACTTCTTCTACTTTATCAAACTCTATTAGTATTGAAGAAGCTCAACTTTGTGTTGTCATGGTTGATGACGGAAAAATGGAAGTTAACCTTGCACCATGGTTACCATATGCAAGAGAATATAATTTTGTGATACCTAAATCTCAGATAATTACAACCTTTAAGGTTAGACCCAATCTAGAGACAAATTACAAGATTGCAACAGGAAATAAATAATGGCAGATATATTAGGTGCATTAGTAAAGAAATACGAAGGTGACATTGCAGTACACACTGCAAACATCTCAGTTTATCAATCAAACCCAGCAGGTATAGGAGAACATCCCGATGTTGTCTCTGCAGTAGATGAACTAGTTGGTCAACTTGCAGATGCACAAGACAAACTCAAATCAGTAAAAGAATTACAACATCCCTCAAGAAAAACACTTGTAGAATAAGACCAACTGTAGTATAATAACTACATGGATTTCTATACAAACGTATGTCGAACTAGAGACAAAATTCTAGTAAAAGGTTACCAAGGTAAGAAACAGGTGAAGTTATCTGTTGCTTATCGTCCTAACCACTTCGTAACCTCTAAGAAAAAGGATTCTCCTTATCGTTCTTTAGATGGTAAACCACTTGATGTTGTTAATCTTGACACCATGGGTGGTGCAAGAAAGTTCCGAGAACAATACAGTCAAGTAGATAACTTTGAGATTCACGGTTATGATAAGTATGTTTATACTTACATAGCTGATAAGTTTCAGGGTGAAATCAAATACGACCCAATGAAAATCAAGGTTGCAACACTTGACATCGAGTGTGAGTCGGAGAGCGGATTCCCCGAACCTACACTTGCAGAAGAGAAAGTAAATGCAATCACCATCAAACCATTCAGACATATGGCACATACCTTTGGTATCGGCCCTTGGGATGCACCTGCAAATGTTCATTATTATGAATGTGTTGATGAAGCACAACTACTAACTGAGTTCATTAAGTACTGGAGAAAGGAATCTTTTGACATTGTTACAGGATGGAATGTTGATGCATTTGACATGACGTATCTTTGTAATCGTGTAGATAAACTATTCGGTGAAGGACACCATAAGAAGTTCTCACCTTGGAATATGTCTGATGTAAGAGACTACACAAATAACTATGGTCAAAAGGTCATGGTGTTTAATCTCTATGGTATCAATATTCTTGACTATATGGAACTGTACAAGAAACATACATTCGTAAACCAAGAATCATACTCACTTAATCACATTGCACATGTTGAATTAGATAAAGCAAAGATTGATTATTCACAATATGGTTCATTACATACCCTTTACAAAGAGAACTATCCACTATTCTTAGAATACAATGTCAAAGATGTGACACTTGTAGAAGACTTAGAAGATAAGATGGGGTTACTAGAACTCACATACTCAATGGCTTACAATGCAAAGTGTAACTTTGCAGATACCTTTGGTATGGTTAAGTACTGGGAAACAATCATCTACAACTTCCTCAAAGAACAGAACATACAAACACCACCTCAGAAGTTGGATAGAAGTAAACAACATTCTATTGTTGGTGCATATGTCAAAGAACCATTGGTAGGTAGACACAACTGGGTTATGTCATTTGACTTGAACTCACTCTATCCCCATATCATTATGCAACACAATATCTCACCCGAGAAAATGATTAAGGGTGGTCAGAGAATGGATGTCAATGTTCAGAAGATGTTGGATGGTGACGTAGACCTTTCATCACTCAAACAATCAAACAGAACTGTAACACCTAACGGAGTAATGTTCACAAGAGACAAACAAGGATTCCTTCCCGAACTCATGGAGACTTTCTATGAGGAAAGAAAACTGTGGAAGAAGAAGATGATTGAGTATCAGATTGAGAAAGAATCATGTGATGACCCAAAACGTAATAGGGAACTTGATACACTTATCAAACGTGCATATAACAATCAACAGGTTCGTAAGATTGCACTTAACTCTGCATATGGAGCTCTTGCAAATCAATACTTTGCATTCTTTGACCCTAACCTTGCAGAAGCAATTACTATGTCGGGTCAGTTGATTATTAAGACTGCAGAGAAATCTATCAACACATGGATGAATAAAGTCCTTTCAACAGAAGACAAAGACTATGTGATTGCAATGGATACCGATTCAGTCTACATCACTTTTGATGACCTAGTGTCACAAGTGTTTCCCGAAGATACACCACGAGGAAAAATTTGTGACTTCTTAAATACTATTGCAATTGATAAAGTCGAAGGTGTTCTTGCAAAGGGATATGATGAACTTGCAGATTACACTAATGCCTTCCAACAGAAGATGGAGATGGGTAGAGAGATTATTGCAGACCGTGGAATATGGACTGCAAAGAAAAGATACATCCTAAATGTCTTGGACAACGAGGGAGTTCGATATGCAAAACCTAAGTTGAAGATGATGGGTATTGAGACTGCAAAGTCCAGTACACCTCAGTGGGTCAGAAAGAAGCTTACAGAAGTGTTCGATGTAGTTATGAATGGAACAGAACAAGAACTTTGGGATTTCGTGGAATACACAAGAAAGGACTTCCGTAGACTTGCAGTTGAAGATATGTCGTCTCCAAGGGGTTGTAACAACCTCCACAATTACAGGGATGCATCTAGTATCTATGGAAAGGGTACACCAATCCATGTCAGAGGTGCATTACTTTACAACCATGAACTTAAAAAGAAGAATCTTGATAAGAGATATGAGGTCATTAAAAACAGTGATAAGATTCACTTCACATACTTGACTGTTCCAAATCCTATCAATGAGAATGTTATATCATTTGCAAATGTATTACCAAGAGAGTTCGACCTTCATAGATTTGTGGACTATGATATGCAATTCGACAAGTCATTCATCGAACCTCTTAGAAAAGTCATCGATTTAATAGGGTGGAATACTGAACAAGTTGCATCCTTAGACTCCTTTTTTGGATAAATAACATTATGGGTAAATTATTTAAACATAGTGAATTTCATGTAACTGTGACCAAAGTAGTAGACGGTGATACTATTGATGTTGATATTGACCTAGGATTTTCAACAGTCCTTAAAAAACAAAGAGTTAGACTAATGGGTATAGATACCCCCGAGTCTAGAACAAGAGACCTAGTGGAGAAAATCTTTGGAAAAGCCGCTAAAGCAAATCTTAAGAAGTTACTTTCAGAAGGTGATGTTACACTCGTTAGCCATGACAAAGGAAAGTTCGGACGCATACTTGGAGAACTTTTTGTCACAAAACACGACAACGAAGGACACCCAGTGTTCGAAACAGAAACAAGAGTCTCAGTAAATCAACAAATGATTGACCAACACCATGCAGTACTGTACACTGGTGAGAACAAAGACACTACAGACGCAAGACACTTAGAACATCGTAAACTCTTATTAGAAAACGGGACTGTCACCCAAGAACAGATAGACGAGGTTCTCTAATGATAATTTCCCTAATAGACATATTCTATATTGGGATGATAATTATGATATTTTCCATGATGGCATATATGGAAGTTCAAATACATACCCTCAAGACCATGATGGAAGAACATGTCAAAGTTGACGAGAAAATGTGTCAGATTGCTGAAAGATTAATCAAAGAAAAAACCAAAACTCTCTAGACAACGACCCCCTTTTTATTGTATAATACAATAATGAGAAAACTAAACAAAGCTTGTACCTTACTACTAACTGCACTATTCCTTGCCTCTTGTGGAGGAGGGAGTTCCAATAACTGGACACCTGTAGAGACTGCCTCTACACCACCTCCACCACCTAGTGGTTGCACATCCAATTGTGGTAATGATACTACTTATTATGGGGACTACAGTGATGCAGTCGAGTACATCATGCAAGATGGATTCTATACACAGGCATTAGTAATATATAAGGATGGTGAACTCTTAAGAGAGGACTACCGAGATATAACAGGGAACGAAGCAACTGCAGTAATTACAAAACAAACAGCACTTACTGAACAACAAATACAGGACTATTATGCCTATAATGACGAGTATGACAAAACAGGTACTTGGTCAGTAACTAAGTCCTTTATGAGTATTTTAGTAGGTATTGCAATAGACAACGGATTCATACAATCATTAGAACAGAGGTCAGATGATTTTATAACCGAATGGTATGGTAGAAGTCAAGGTCAGATGGTTACTATTGGACACTTGCTAGACCATAGAAGTGGTCTACAGGTTATGTGTTCTAATAATTATTCTTCTTATGAATTCTTTGAATGCCAAGAAAATCCCGATGGTGGGACAATAACCTATCTTCATGACCAATTGTCCCCATGTATAAACCGAAGTTTGTATCCATCTACAACCCCCCCACCATTTTGGAATTACGATAGAGATGGTTCATGGAGACAACAAGTTCATATCTATAGTAATTGTGACAGCCAGATATTGGGTGAAATTCTTACTCGTGCAACAGGAATGGATGTATCTGAATTTGCAGATAGATATCTATTTTCCCAATTGGGAATACAGGATGTCTTTTGGTGGAAAGATATGGCCGGCAACACATTATCGTATTGTTGTGTAGAGATTTCCGCAAAAGACCAAGCAAAAATAGGTCAGATGATATTAGATAACGATGGAAGTATCGTGAGTAGGGAATTCATTGATGGTATAGATACTTCAACAAGATATTCAAGAAGTTTTAGAAATACTGAGGGGTGGATAACGATGAATGGGTTTGACCTCAACTTCATTCTGATGCATAAGGAAAAGAATATGGTCATTGTGAGGAGTTCATTATATGCAAGTGTTACAGAATATGATGGAACTCGTACAATAAATTATCAACTTGGTACACCCGAATGGGATTCAAATTTTCCAGCATCACTACCAATGGGTATAGCAATGGAAGGAGTTGATGTAGACATGATGGGTGAATTAATATCAAAAATCGACTAGACAGAGTGACAATATAGTAGTATAATAGAACTTACAAACAGAGGATTAATTATGAGTTTTTTAAAAGACCTAGTAAAGGCAAGTGGTAATGAGTATGCAAGTATCGTCAATGATGGTGTTGCAGCTGGAGACGTTGATTCGTTTATAGATACTGGTTCACATATTTTCAATGCACTATTGAGTGGTTCATTATATGGAGGATTACCATCAAACAAGATTACTGCAATTGCAGGTGAGTCTGCAACAGGTAAGACCTTCTTTGCACTAGGAATGGTAAAACAGTTTCTAGATGACAACAAAGATGCAGCCGTAATCTACTTCGAATCTGAATCTGCAATATCAAGAGATATGATTGAATCTAGGGGAATTGACTCTAAGAGAGTTGTTATAGTTCCTGTAGTTACAGTGCAAGAGTTCAGAAATCAAGCAATTAGTATACTGGATAAGTATGCAGAAACCCCCCAAGCCAAACGTCCACCTATGATGTTCTGTTTAGATTCACTTGGTATGTTATCAACAACCAAAGAAATCGAAGACACTGCAGAAGGTAAAGAGACTAAAGATATGACTCGTGCTCAAATCACCAAAGGTGCATTCAGAGTATTGACATTGAAATTAGGTAGAGTCGGTGTTCCCATGATAGTCACGAACCACACATATGATGTGATTGGTTCTATGTTCCCTCAGAAAGAAATGGGTGGTGGTAGTGGACTCAAGTACGCTGCATCATCAATCATATTCTTATCTAAGAAGAAAGAAAAGGAAGGAACAGAAGTAGTTGGTAATATCATTCATTGTAAGAATGCAAAGTCAAGATTGACTGTGGAAAACAGAATGGTTGATGTAAGGTTATCATATGAAAAAGGACTGGATAGGTACTATGGTCTATTAGACATGGCACTTGCATTTGGAGTATTTCAGAAATCAAGTACAAGAGTTCTATTACCAAACGGTAAATCTGAATTTGGTAAGACGATTAACAACAATCCCGAAAAATACTTCACGCCAGATGTGATGGAAAAATTAGAACTAGTAGCAAATGAATATTTCCGATATGGTAGTAATATTGATGAAGGAATTTCAGAAGTAGATGATACCGATAACGATAGTTGATAACTTTTTAGATGAACCCCATCAAATGGTGGAGTTCTCTAAACAATTAATTTTCACCCCCGAACCCGATGGTAGATGGGCTGGTATTAGGTCACCCGAACTGCGTGACATAGACCCTTTCCTATATGACAACATAAACAAAAAGGTGATTGCACTATTCCATGACATGGAAAGTATCGACCACACAGATGTAGATGTATCAATGACATTTCAAAAGATACCATCAACCCTCCATCATGGATGGGTGCATAACGATAATTGTTTCATGACTGGTATTTTATATTTAAATGAAAACCCACTAGTAAATAGTGGAACTTCATTGTATACTAGTAAAGAAGGAACACTAATCAACCTAGACCATACAGAACAAAAGAGAGCGTCTAACCTTAGAGGTTCCATATCAGAAATTGAAATGGAAGTTCAAGAGGAACATAATAACCAGTTTGAGAAGACTGTTGATGTTAAAGGTAAATACAATAGGTTAACTCTATTTCACGGTAATGTCCACCATAGTGCAAACAACCTTGGACTGGACAATGGTGAAGATAGATTAACTTTGGTAATGTTTTTTCATAGGGTGATTGGTAGAGAAATGCCAATTGATAGAATGAGAACAGTGAGAAAATTATGACAGAACAGAGACGAATAGAGACAACCATATTAAAGAATTTAGTGCAGAGTGAAGAGTTTGCACGAAAGACTATTCCATTTGTAAAGGACGAATACTTTACTGAACCCGATGAAAGAATCATCTTTCAAGAAGTTAAAGCATACTTTGAAAAGTATACTAACATCCCAACTGCAGAAGCCTTACTGATTAATTTAGATAACAATTCGAAGATACCCGAAACGGTTCTGAAAAATGCAAAGACAGTTTGTTCAAACATTCAAAAAGACAAAGAAGAGACACCTCAGAAATGGTTGATGGACGAAACAGAACAATGGTGCAAAGATAGAGCAATCTATATTGCAGTCATGGAGAGTATCGAAGTTATTGATAAGACCTCAAAAAGGTCTACAGGGGAAATACCCGAATTACTTAAAGATGCACTTGCAATATCATTTGACACACACATTGGTCATGATGTATTAGAAGATGCAGATGCTCGATGGGAGTTCTATAATACTGAAGAAGAGAAGATTCCATTCGACTTGGAATACTTCAACAAAGTTACTAAGGGTGGTTTACCGAATAAAACCTTGAATATCTGCCTTGCAGGAACAGGTGTCGGTAAATCCCTTTTCATGTGTCACATGGCATCTAGTCACTTGATGATGAACAAGAATGTGTTATACATTACACTTGAAATGTCAGAAGAGAAGATTGCAGAGAGAATTGATGCAAATATTCTTAATGTTCCTATCCAAGATTTAGCAGGATTGAACAAGTCAATGTATGGTAAGAAGGTAGAGAAACTTAAAGGTAAGACTACTGGTAAACTTATCATCAAAGAATATCCAACTGCAGCTGCTCATGTTGGACACTTCAGACATCTATTACAAGAGTTGGAAATTAAGAAAGACTTTAAACCCGACATGATATTCATCGATTACCTTAACATATGTGCATCTCACAGGATTAAGCCTGGTGCTGGTGCAAACAGTTATACACTAGTTAAGAGTATTGCAGAGGAGTTGAGAGGACTTGCAGTGGAGTTTGATGTACCAATCATGAGTGCAACACAGACAACTCGTAGTGGTTTTGGTTCAACAGATGTAGAACTTACAGATACCTCAGAGTCATTCGGATTACCTGCAACTGCAGACTTTATGTTTGCACTGATTACATCTGAAGAGTTAGACGAGTTAGACCAGTTAGTGGTTAAACAGTTGAAGAACAGATACAATGACCCCACCGTATTCAAAAGGTTCGTCATAGGTGTCGATAGAAGTCGTATGAAGTTGTACGATTGTGAACAAGAAGCTCAAGAAGAGTTAATTGAAAATACTAATTCATACGATGACTCCATCCCTGTTGCAGACAGAGGAAGAAGTTCAAAGTTTGGTGATTTTAAAATATAGGAGAAGGAAATGACAAATAGAGAAATATTATTAGCAGATGGATGGACTCCATTATCCCAAAAGGGATTTGGTGACCATGCAGAAGTTGAATCAAGATTAGAGAAAGGTGTATCATGGGATGATGCAGGACAGAATGTAGGAAAACTAGACCAAGAGATGGAACCTGCATTTTATGTATGGACAAATCTAAATTGGCAGTTTCCCGATGATGTAGGATTTTCGGGTTGGAAAGTTATTGACAAACATCTTTCATGGGCGAATGAAATAAGTTGGTGGCATTCTACACAATTACAAGCACCTTACACTCATTGTGGAGGCCCTTTCAGAGCTGCATGTGCAGATTATGCTATGGGTGGATGTGCATTATTTCAACAACAAAAATTCTGTCCCACAACAAAGTTAGAAATAACTTATGAGGGTGCAATTAAAGTTGGAGAAGTTCTTGAAACACTACAGACAAGTGTAAAGGTAATAGACGAAGGTCGTACATTGGTGCAAGAAGGTATCCAAAGAATCTATGGAACAGACACTATTATTGGACATTTTACAAGTACCCATTATATACCTAAACCTAAAAGTTAATAAGATAAATGACCTAAATAGTATTAGGTTAAACATTATGAGTAAATTTTTGAATCAAACAGACGTTATTGACATTCTATCAAGGAAGATAGAAGTCAAAACTATGTTACGCGATGCAAAAAAAACTAAGGATGTATGCAAAATCACAAGTCTAACTACAGAATTGCATGATATCGAGTTAAAACTCAAGTCCACGCCCTTATCAAAAACATAAATAGTAGGTAACTTAACAGGAACCTACTTTAATGGCAGTCACAAACGTACATTTAGAACACCTAGAAGACGAAATCATCAACAATGGTATTGCAGGTGGTCGTGCATCTATCAACTTCCTGAGAGAACTTAGGGACATGTTAAAAGGACATGCAACAGGTAGAGTCAAGATGACTGTTAAATGGGATGGTGCTCCTGCTATATTCTGCGGGCCACATCCCGAGACTAAAGAATTCTTTGTTGCAAAGAAATCCCTATTCAATAAAGAACCATTATTCTACACATCCGAACAACAAATCAAAGATGCACCCGAACTTAAGGGTAGTTTAGAAGAGAAGTTTTTAACATCATTTAAATACCTATCCAAGATGGGAATGAAAGAAATCCTACAGGGTGATTTGATGTACACTAACGACAAATCTAGTGAGACGATAGATGATAAGAAGTATCTCACATTTCACCCCAATACAATCTTATATGCAGTTCTTGAAGGTTCGAAACTTTATAATGAAATCAACTCAACGAAAATGGGTATCGTCTTCCACACAACTTATTCAGGGTCTACTATAGAATCACTAAGTGCATCGTTTGGTGCAAATGCACCCAAGTCTACATCAGATGTTTGGACTGATGATGCAACATACAAGGATGTGACTGGTTACGGAAACATGACTGCAAAGGAAACACTTCAGTTAACCAATGCACTTACTTCGACTGGTAAAAATTTCCATGGTATAACAAACAAAGACCTTAAGAAGTTTAATGATGTTCAAAATGTTCTCAACAGTAAAGGAGCTGCAGGTGCATCATACAAGACATACACTAATACACTTGTCCGTGCAGGTAAGTGGAACCCTAACGGAAAGGACTACCTCACCCATGTAGAGAAATACTGGAAAGATAAGATAGTTGCAAAAGTTAAGATGCAGAAGACTAAAGACATCAAGATACAGATTGGTAAGGATGTTATGAGAGACTTAAACTCCATCAAAGTGATGATTGATAACCTTGCAAAATTCCAAGGTGGGTTGATAGAGTCAAAATCCCTTATTGTTACAGCACTAAATAGAGTAAAGAGTATTGGAACCTTCGTGAAGGTAGATAACGGATTTAAAGTAGTTAATCCTGAAGGATATGTTGCAATCGACTCAGACGGAAGTGCAGTTAAATTAGTTGACAGGATGGAATTCTCTATGAATAACTTCAACGCTGCAAAAGCATGGGACAAGTAATGAAAAGTTTTAAATCCATATTCGAAGCAAAAGAAAAGAGTGCAGTGTTTACTTTTGGTAGATTCAATCCACCTACAGTTGGACATGCAAAATTAATAGAAAAGTTAAAAAACTCTACCAGTGGTGGTTTTGAACCTCTAGTGTTCATGTCACACTCACAAGACTCCAAGAAGAATCCATTAGATTATAAAACTAAATGGAACTTTATGAATAAATTCTTCGGTAAGAAGGTAGGTATTGTGAACACTAAAGCACGACAAGTGTTCGAAATTGCAACTGCACTACAAGACCAAGGTTACAGTAAGGTTAGAATGGTGGTTGGTTCAGATAGAATTAAAGAATTTGAGATGTTACTCAACAAATACAATGGTGTGAAAGGAAAACATGGTTACTATAAGTTTGATTCAATTGATATTATATCTGCAGGGGAAAGAGACCCCGACTCCGATGATGTAAGTGGAATGTCTGCATCTAAAATGAGACAAGCTGCATCAGATGGGGATTATGATTCCTTTGAATCGGGTGTCCCCGATAAAAAACATGCAAAGACACTTTGGAAGGCAGTAAAAAAGGGAATGAACATCTCAGAGAGTACACTACCATCTTACATGCAAGAGGACTTACTTAATGAAGGAGTCTATGACCAAGGAATCTTTAAAGCAGTCTTTCTAATGGGAGGCCCAGGCAGTGGTAAATCAGAAGTGGTTGATGGTCTTTCCCTTAAATCATTGGGACTTAAATTAGTTAATACAGATAATGCATTTGAGAAAGGTCTTAAGAAAGCAGGATTATCATTAGACCTATCTAAGAACGACCCTAAAGACTATGACCCTATCCGTGCAAGAGCAAAGGTGACCACTAAAATAGGTATGGACTTGTATATCGGTAACAGACTAGGACTTATCTTTGACACTACTAGTGCAAACGACAGTAAGATTAAAGCATATAAGAAACATTTAGATGCACTTGGATATGAATCTAAGATGATTTATGTTCAAACATCACTAGAGAATGCACAAAAACGAAATCAAATGAGACCTCGTAAAGTTCCACCCGAAATTGTTACTGGAGATTGGAACAAATCAAATGCAAATGCAATCAAATTGCAAAAGTTGTTTGGTAGAGACTTCATTAAGATAGAGAATGATGATACACTTGCATCACTTAAACAGAAGACAAATGGTCTTTATGGTAAACTCATGTCATGGACTACCATATTCCCTTCAAACAAACCTGCTCTCTCTTGGAAACAACGAGAGTTACATCTCAAAAAGACTAAATAGTATTATGGATTTATTAAACGATATATTAAAAGTACAGAAACTTGCACGAGAGGATAAAATTCAGTCTTTTCAATCAATGTTTACGGAAGAACCCGTTGCAGTCAAAGCTGCTCATGCAAAAGCACAACAGGTTCAAGAGTTGGAAGACCTTAAAGTTAAACAAGAAAAGGAACTTGAATCGTTAAAAGATAGACATGAGAGAGAGAATTCTAAACTTGGATTAGAGAAAGAGAAAGAGACCGAGAATGTTGCAATTCAAAAGAAAAGAGATGCAACAAGAAAGGCAAACGAGTCAGTTGAATTAGAAGAATCAAAGGTGACTTGTCCCGAATGTGGTGGAAAAGGTTGTGACCATTGTGACGATACTGGTTATCACATAAAGGAAGGTAAGTTAGTAACTTCAGCTGTAGATATCATTAAATTGATTACTAAAAAAGTTGCAGCCAGATTAGAAAAAGAGTATAGTAGTAATCCCGAGAAAGGTCTTGGTATGATTAACACTATCGGTGCAATGGTTGGACATAAAGTTACAGATAAAGAACAATCAAAGGGTAAGTTATTCCTTAAGTTCGGTGAAGAGTTAGAAGAAGGTAGGATGCAGGATGCAATCAAAAAAATGAAAGGTCTATCTAAGAAACAGATGGAATTTCTGATGACAATACCTCAACAACAACTTACAGTAATTGCACAACAATTAGCTGGTTTGACAATGGGTGAAGAGGGTGAATCTGTAGAAGAAAGACATTCAGATGTAATGAAAAAGAGAACACAGTCTCAACAAAAGGCACATCAAAAGGCAATGATGAAGTCTGCAAAAAAGTCTATCAAAGACTATGATGCAAAGAATAAGAACAAAAACGAGGAGTCTGAAGTAGAAGAAGACAGAGACTACAAAAAGGAATATGAGTCATATCATAAAGACCCCGAACAAATTAAAAGACGTGCAAAGAGAAACGAAGCACGAAGAAGTTTAAAAAATCAGAAGAAACTTACTGCTGATAAAGACGTACATCATAAGGATAACAATCCTATGAACAACGACAAATCTAATCTGAGTATCGTTACTCAAAATTATAACAGAAAAGAACCTCGTATGAGGGACAAACTAAAGGAAAAGGGGTGCTTACCAAATGCCAAACGGAAATAAAACAGATAACGGAGTTCTAGAAATAGGAACAGATGAGATAGTATCATCGTTCAAACAGGACACGCCAGGTGAGAATGTGAAAGAATATCTTGCACAAGCTAGACTCGCCAATGAAGAGAAAAAGTCTGAAAGAAAGAAGAATTTTTCTCAAGTATTTGACAACCCTTTAAAAGGTTTTCCATACAACGAAGAGATTGAGGTTACCCCTATAAAAGAAGGTAATATGCAGGTCGAAGGAGACCCATATGTACCTCAAAAGAAGGGTGTGAACAAGAACATTGCAAACTACTGGAATAAAGAGATTAAAGGATTAACACCAAAAGAATTGGAAGCAATCCAATCCATGTATATGATAACAGACCATAGTGGTGTTGTTCAAATGTACAAGGCAGGTAAAAGAGACTTTATTAAATCTATAAAAGAAGAAGTAGTATTAGAAAGTGCAGAAATGGTAATCCATACTGATGATGCAGTTCAATCAAATCTTGTTGTCAAGATGGCAAGTAAACACGGACTGAAATCAAATAAAACTAAAATTTCTTGGTCAGGTAAAGACGGAGTTGTTGTTTCAGGTGATTCAAATAAACTTAAGAAGTTTATGTCTGCAGTTGAAAAAATGTCAGAAGAAACTGTATCAGAAGGAACATTAGAAGAAGATTACAAAAAAGTAATCAAAATGTATCCAAGTGATAAAGACTGGAAAAAACTTATAACAAAACACAAACGTGCAATTGACGATTTCAGAAAAAACAACAAGGATTTACCTTCTAAAGTAGAAGATGAATTACTAGGTTGGGCATCACAAACTGGTGAAGTCAGTGGTAAACACGATGCAGAAGATTTCATAATGTCAATCCTTGATGAATCAACAATTTCAGAGAACTATAGAGTTCTTGCAAAACATGGTATGGGTGCAGAGACTAAGAACTCAATTAAAGTTGGTACAGAAGTAGATTACTACCAAAAAGATGGTGCCAAGTACATGGGTAAAATCACCAAGATGACTCCAAAAGGTTACATCGTAAGAGACGACAAGACTAAGAAAGAACATGAGTTCACATACCACGACAGAAATGCAGCCAAGAAACTTCTAAAACAAGGTGATAACCTTGGAGAAGGTTCAATGGATGGTCAGAAATTAACTGGACAAGAGGTTTCTACATACTTCAGAAAGAATCCAATCAGAGATAAAGACCTTAAGAAAGCTATCGAGATTGCACTTGACCATGGTGGTGCAATGACTTATGCAATCAAACAGATTGAAAAGTTCAAAAAAGGATTCTCTAAGAAGAAAGAAGTACAGAAAGCACTCCAGTACGCAAACGAAGAAGTTAAGTACAAACTAAATGTAGGTGTTGTATTCACTGAAGACACACACCCATGTAAAGGTCTATCAGAAGATGACCCATGTTGGAAAGACTACAAACAAGTAGGAATGAAGAAGATGAATGGAAAAGACGTTCCGAATTGTGTTCCTAAAGAAGGTGTTATGGACGATGAACCACTAAAAGACAAGTATCCTTTCCAAAAGAAATTCTCAGTAGAGAGTACTTTCAGAGAAATGTTCGAAGAAGAACTGAAGGAAGAAACGATTGTTTATAAAGTTAAGGGTATACAGAAACCTGAAACAGATAAGTTTAACCAGTCTGCAAAGTTGATGAAGTTAAAGGTATCATTCAAGAAAGAAGGTAGTGATACTCATGTAACTATGACTGGTAATAAGAAACAGTTAAGAGACTTTGACTCAGTTGCAAGAGGTAAATCTTCATACGGTGACCCATCAACAATAACACATTTTGACGAGAAATAACATGAAATCATTAGTGCAAATAATTAAAGAACGTAATGCAGAAAAACTATTAGAAGCCGCACCAAAGATGAAAGGACTTTCTATCTATGGTTCAGAAGTATCAGGACTAAAACGAACTGATAACGGTAAAGGAAGGTCTACCTTACAATATTCGTCAATGTCTACTTACACTGCTAAACCAGTAGTGTTGAAAGGAAAATTAGCATTTAGAGTAGAAGATACACAAGGTGGATTTGAAACCCTTGACCTTCTAAGCTTTGCAAAGATGTACGGATAAACATGAAAACTTTCAAGGATATGGCTATCCATGAGACAGTCGATAGTCTACAAGAGACTAACACTAATATAACCGACAATCCCTTTAGATTGGGTTCTATGATGTATTTTGAGGTCATTAAAGAAGCAAGGAAGAGACTTGCAGAAGGAAGATTTAGACTTACTGAAGTAGATAGACAAATCATTGAGACGGATTTAGGTGAATTTGAAATCTATGAGGGTAATATGGTACCATTAGATTGTCCTATGATACTGGAAGAAGATGAAAAGGAACCTAAATTGAACTCACCTAAAGTCGGTGGTTCAAAGAAGTATTATGTTTACGTCAAAGACGGAGACAAGATTAAAAAGATAACATGGGGAGACACTACAGGACTTAAGGTCAAGTTAAACAACCCCGAAGCACGAAAGAGTTTTGTTGCAAGACATAAATGTGACACTAAGAATGACAAAACCACTGCAGGATATTGGGCATGTAGATTGCCGTATTATGCAAAACAGTTAGGTTTAAGTGGTGGTGGAAGCTTCTTTTGGTAAACCATATATACTAGTATGGAAAAAGAATTATATCACACCTTTAGTCAAGGTGAAAGAAAAGCAGAAGTCTTTAAGACAGTAAAGGGTTTTGAAGTAGAGTTATACGAAAAGGATGATTGGAGTGCAACTAGAAAGGTGCATGGTCATTCAGAAACATATGCAGAGAATACTGCAGAGAATTGGGTTCAAGGTATATTTGACCTAGAACCACCTGTAAAAGAGGGTAGTTTTTATGGTTACAGAGAGAAATCGGACAACTACTATGAAGGTGACGACTAAACCTTACAGTGAAGAGGTTACAGAACAACACGGAACAGGAGTTAAGTTCATAATTAGAACTTTCACTGATTCGGTTGAAGAAGACGAACTGGTCTGGCATAGAGACAGAGAGTCACGACTTGTACATGTATTATCAGGAACTAACTGGAAGCTCCAGTTAGATGATAAACTTCCTGAAGTGTTAAAGGTGGGTATGACATACAGAATACCTAAAATGGGGTACCATAGACTGTTAAAAGGACAGAATAACTTGGTACTTAGAATTCAAATTACATAAATAAACATATGAGTTTTAAATCAGAAAATTGGAAAGAAATACTGCAACAGGTTCGTACTGGAATTCAGGAGAACACAGTTGTTAAAACCGAAGATGACATCATCTCAGAGGAGATTGATGCGCTATTGGAAAACTTTGATGTACCTGTACTACAAGAGGTCACTGATAAAGAGGTTGATGCATTAAAGAAATTGTCTAAGGACATGCAGTCAGTTCTAAAAGGATATCAGTCTATTGTAAAGATGGGTGACAAAGAACTTAAGGACAGTAAGTATAATAAAGATTACGAAGCAGTCCTAAAAGCAAGAGACACCATTTTCACTTTGATTGGTAAAGTAAACACTCAAAAGATTCTGAACAAGGAAGAAGTCGAAGTAGAAAAAGAGTCTACAGCAGAAGAAGTGATTGCAGCTTTAGAAAAAGACATATCTGTTGGTAAACTTACTGAAAAAAACATGTTAGGACGACTTGCAAAATCAATGGAACTTAACGAAGAAAACAAAACTAAACTATTCGATTATTTCGATAAGGGAGAACTAGAACAATGAGTTTCACAGGATATAAATTAGGATTAACGGATTCGTTAATCGAAGCATCAAAAAAAATTGCAGAAGGTTCTGCAGAATATAAAAAGTTCTTTGACGGTGTGTTAAAGAAGTTTGGAGTTACATCACCCGATGAATTAGAAGGTGATAAGAAGAAAGAATTCTTTGATTACATCGATAACAACTGGAATAGTGATTCAGAAGCTGGTAAAGACGGTAAGAAAGAATCAGTTAAAGAGGGTGAATTACCACCTGCATTGCAAAAAGCAATAGATAAGAAAAAAGAAAAAGAATCGGACTCAGAGTAGATAATACTATGGATAGAGTTGACGCTAGATACAAGACCTTTAAAGAGAAAATTAAAAAACTCGGTTATATGAAAGGTGAGGCCAAAAAGGTCAATGCCGTCATGGAAAAGGTTGCAGACTTCGGAATGATGTCTGATGCAGGGAACCAAAAGGTTGCTCGTGCAGTTGCAAAGGCAAAAAACGAAAAAGAATTGAAAGTTCTTCTTAATAAAATCAGTTCAATGGCTGGTGGGAAGTATAAAGAAGCTGAAGAAGAAGATGTTATCCAAAGAGCAGTTTGGGCATTATCATCAACAGCAGTAGGTATGCAGTTAAGACCTGATGCAAATATGTTAACTCAGTTAGCATCTATTCAGGATACTGGAAAAGATACAGAAATCAGAACAGACGACATGAAAAAAATGAAGTTGAAAGCTGATGATGCATCTAAAGTATATGATATATTAATGAAAATTAAGAGTACGGAAAGGTCTAAATACCTACGACTTTTACAGAAAGATATAAAATCTTTCAAAACAACTTATAACGCAATCCTAAAGGTTGCTAATAGATAAACGGAGAAAATAAAATGGCATTATGGGGACACACTTCAGGAACAGAATCTAAACCAAATTGGTTATCTGATGCTGAGAAAACAAAAACACAAGCAAAACCACACGGATGGGAATTAGCAACAACAGTAGGTTCTAGAGTTAGAACTGAAACACTTGTTGCAATGAAAAACTTTACCGTTGCACTTGGTGCTGCTGACATTACTGATATTGATTGGATTTCAACTGCACATGACGTGTCTGTTGGTTCAACACTATCTGCAAAAGTTATATTCAACGAAGCAGTTGACGTAACAGGAAGTCCTACACTTTCAGTACTTAACGGTAATGAAGGAACAGGAACAGGAAGAGGCCCACACTCATTAGTATATGCTAGTGGAACTGGTACTAACGAACTTACATTCAGTCTAGTAGTTGCAGCTGCATCTGCAGATATCGCTGCTGACGATGTACTTTCAATCGGTGTAAACCCTGTTGCACTTGCTGGTGGAACGATTAAGGACAAAGGAACTGCTACTGTAAGTACAATTACTTCTGTTGTTGGAATCGGAACTGCTGCTGGTAACATAACTGCAGTTGCATAATTTAATAATTAGTTTATAAAGGATAGGAAATGGCATACACTTCAGAGTTTAGTACTTCGGCATTATCAGATGCAGAAAAGAATTTAATTTGGACTGCAGAGAATATAGAAAGACTAGAAGCTCAGGGGATTCTTTTTGGTGCAGATGATGCCGCAAAGAAGACTAATTATTTTGCACATCACGATACATTACTTGCATTACCAAATAGTTTTATTTGGAAGTACTTAAATGATGGTGCATTCGTTGGATATAGACTCTTAGTAGAACCCAAAGCACCAGCATTAGGTTGGACTCCTCCTGAAGGATGGGTTCCATCCCTCGGTTGGTCAGACGACCCTCAAAGACAACACGAAACATTGGTAACTGCAGTTTGTTATAACCCAAAACTAATTGCACTAGATGCTAATTATGCAGACACATCAATGGTTACATTGCTTGGTCTTATGATTGAAGCTGAGACTTTAAAAGTTTGGGAAGAAGATAGTGATGTCCATGGACTTTCGAATGTTGACCCAATGATGGAGTATATGAAGACTATTGGTAAAGATAAATCGTTTATCTTCTTAACTGGTAATACACAAAAAGCATTCCATAAAAATCAATTGGTTTCAGAAGGTAATGGTGCTCATGTATTTCAGTATAATCAAATAGCAGGATGTCCTATGATTGTATTGGGTGTTACAAACCAAACTTCTTTCTACAGTTCATTGACAACTCCCAACAAAGGATGGGATTTAACTTAACAAACAGGATAATAATATGAAAAAGTTTAGAGATTTTATAATAGAAGACCATGATGGTAGTGGTGCCGCAGGTTTATCATCAACACCAAAACCTTATGATTTGGATAGTGCAGAAGTAAAAGCAAAGATTAATGCAATTCTTGGACACACTGCAGTGTCAGAATATCTTAATCCTAAAGCTGCATTGAAACAAATTGAAGCAAAACTTCATCAATTAGGTCTTTCAACTACTGAAACTGGTGCAATTGACCACGGTGAATTTACAGAATCAGGAACACATACTATTGGGTTCACTAGATATGGTGACCAGTTTGGTAAGTCAGTGGATACACCATTCGATGAGTTCGAAACTAAAACTGAAACCCTAAATTTAACTGTTAAACTTGAGAAGTTGCAGACAGGTTCATTTAAGGTATACGGTTCAATCTAACCCAACCCCTACATTATTGAAGAAATATGAAGATAACTAAAGTTACCTCTCCGCCTAAAACCCTCCTCTCTTTTGAGGATACATCCTACCCAGTAGAAAAAGAACTCCAACCTGATGATGTCGTAGAGATTTTCAACACTCCTTTAACAGGTGCATATAACTGGGACTATACAGTCCAAGACGATAGAATCAAGAAACTATATGAACTTGGTAAGGAAAAGAACTGGAATGCAGAAAAGGATATCAATTGGGATGAACCTAATGGTGATGAAAATCCTATGGTACATCAGTTCTTCCATAGTGCATGGAAACACCACGAAGGTTATTCAAACCTATCAGATGAAAAACAAAAAAGTTTTGTTAAAGACTTACAACACTGGACACTCTCACAATTACTACATGGTGAACAAGGTGCATTATTAGTTGCATCTCAACTTGCATCATGCGCTCCCACTTTCAATGCAAAACTATATGCAGCTTCACAAACATTCGATGAAGCAAGACATGTAGAAGTGTTCAACAAATACTTACAGACAAGAGTAGGTAAGATATTTTCTGTAGGTGCTCCTCTAAAATCCCTATTGGACAAAGTATTGACCGATGAAAGGTGGGATTTAAAATTCATAGGAATGCAGATTATTATTGAAGGTCTTGCACTTGCAATTTTCAATACTATAAGGTCTACAACTCAAGACCCAGTGTTAAGGAATATTCTTACACTAGTAATTAGAGATGAAGCTAGACATGTTACCTTTGGAGTCAATTACTTAGAAAAGTTTGTTAAAACACTTACCCCTGAAGAACTCGTAGAGAGAGAAGACTTCTGTTTAGAAGCATGTAGTGTGTTGAGACATAGATTTAAACAATTTGAATGTTGGGAACACTATGGTTTCGATGTAGAAGAGACTGCAATATGGTACGAGGGTACTGCATTGAATAATCAATTCCAAGAACTCCTTTTTACTAGAATCGTCCCTAACCTAAAAAAGGTTGGACTCTTACCCGACAGACTTATAGAAGAGTACGAAAAATTAGGTGTAATGAAGTTTGCAGACGGTGAGTCTGATTATGAAACTTCATGGGATGAGTTGAATGCACCCCTAGAAATTGTTGTATAAATACTTTTACAAACAAACTAAATTATAATATTATGGGTCTTTTTGATAAAATAAATGCAAAGAATTTTACAGCCTTTGCAATGAAACACTACGATGACCCTCAATGTTCAGACATTGAGGAATTCCAAGAAGACTTGAGAAGGTTTAGATATCTTAAACGACTTCTCCATAGATACCATGAAAATGGTGAACTGAGAGAACGTCTCATGTTAAATCATCTTATATGCATATTCAATGTATTTGGTTATGATGCATGTATGAGGATGTTGGAGTTTAAGATTAAAGATGGGAATTACTGGTCTTCAATCAAAACAATGTTACTCTATCTTGGGTATGTCGATGAGTCATTTAAACTAGACTCAGTTGTAGACCTTACCCTTGCATCGAGACTTAGAGAATTATAAAACACGCCCGTATAGCTCAGTTGGTAGAGCACTTCACTTGTAATGAAGATGTCACGAGTTCGACTCTTGTTGCGGGCTCCATTTTTTAAGGTAGAGGTTTAAAACAACCTAAATAGTTATATGGCAATTATAGACACAATCATAGTATTCAAAATCCTTAAAATGTTGGTAACACCATTTAATAAATTTGATGCGTTCAAATTTGGACTTATTGATAAGAATGGACTAAGACTCAAGGACAAGACCCCGTCAAATTCTGCAGAAGAGTCTTCTATTAATGCACTACATCGTTTAGTGTTCAATCTTAAACGTATTATTCAAAAGGTGCCCTTTGGTAAGACTGCGTTTGCTTCATATGCAATTGCAATTGCATTGTTGAAGGAAGAGTGTAAACTAAGTCCTGAAGAAACAGAACAACTATGTGAGAAGTTTTACACTCACATAAAAGAAGACGGTGCATTCTATCCCACAATGTTGGATGAAGTTATAGAACTGGATGAATTGCATAAGGGAAATGTATACAATCTGAAGAGAGATTTAGAACAAGGTACCATATTATTTCAAAATAAAACTCCAGTACATATAGTTGAAGAACTAAGTACAATATTTGGAGTTAAAGTATATGTGGGTTATGTAAATAACGAACACAGGGTATTGGTGACATCAGATGACTTACGATAAGAAAAAAAGAGACGAAGAAAACAAGAAACAATGGGAAGATGCAGCGATGAATGCGACTGGAAGTGCAGTATCGACAGATGTACCTATTGTCAAAAAGAAGAAGAAACAAGTACCATCAAAGATATTTGATTTGATTTCTAGAAGATAAATTATGAAATGGTTGAATTACCTAGCCCTAGGTACCTCTATTGGAATTGCAGTAATAGCTGCATACTTTTCCGTGTTAGGACTTGCAACAATATTTGCAGGTGCATACCTGAGTGTTGTCGTGATGGCAAGTGTACTAGAGTTTGGTAAGTTAGTTACTGCAGCCTACATCCATTTACTATGGGATAAGTTAAACTACCAAAAATGGTATCTAGTGACCAGTGTCATAGTGTTAATGTTAATCACATCACTAGGTATCTTTGGATTCCTATCTAAAGCAAACATCGACCAAACACTACAAGGTGACTCCTTCTCATTAGAGATGTCCATCATAGAGAAACGTATCAGTGGTGAGGAAGGTAAACTAAAACGTCTAGAGACTCGTCTAGAGGGACTAGACACCATCATTGCAACTGCACAACCCAAAGACCGTAACTACATTGACCGTAGACAAAAAGAAGAAAGGGGGTTGATTGCTGAGGACATGGATGGTATAATAGACCAAGTGGTTGCATATAATGAAGAGTTGATGCCACTAAAAAGAGAACAATTGAAACAAGAAGGGGAGATTGGCCCTATCAAGTACATTGCAGAGGTAATTTATGGTCAAGAAGAGTCTGTCAAGTACCTTGACAATGCAGTAAGATGGGTCATTTTTGCACTTATCTTTGTGTTTGACCCACTTGCAGTGTTACTATTGATTAGTAGTGTAGGGTTAATTGCAAGAAAAACGGAAGAAGAAAAACCCGTTATAAATGAAACAAGATATGTGATTCAAGTCCCAAAAAAGGGTGGATTGGAATCATTAAAGAATAAATAATAAGTTAAACAAACTAGGAGATTAACATGTCACAAACAGATTTAGAGTATAAACTGGAAAAACTCAAAGCTATCGAACCCGAACTGGTAACAGAAGAGACCTTTTTACCTGAACAGATGAAATCAGCAAAAGATTCACACGCAACTGCACACAAAATGTGGTCAGAAAACGTGTCTAAACTTGAAGCTTCAATTGCAGATGAAAAGGCCGAACCTGCACCACACGTGCCAGACGAAAGTTAAGAAATACCTCTAGACAATATCATGGGTATCATGTATAATGGTACTTATGATATGGTTAGAAAAAAAATACTTAAGTATGGTGATGTCCTCATTGGACAATGCCAAATGGAAGGGTGATACCACCCTTAACCACTCGTGTCTCTATTGTGGAGACTCTCAAAAGAATGCATATAAAGCTCGTGGATACCACTTTGTGGTAGACCAAAGTTTTGTCTATAAATGTCATAATTGTGGTAAATCTACATCATCAATTAACTTCTTAAAAGACAACTTCTCTATGATTCATAAGGAGTATATGAAGGAGTGGATGAAGGAAAAGGGAGTCAAACCAAAGAAACATGCAAGTGGACATAAAATGCCATCTGCCAACAGTTTTAAGTTTGTACCACGAACAGATATCCTAAATAAGAATGATATTATGAGTGAAGAAAATCTTAAGATTTTGATGAAACCGTGTAGTGAAGTTGCAGTTGCAAGGAAGTATCTAGAAGATAGAAAGATACCATCCGAGCATTACAGTAGTCTATATTACACACCAACACCTCAGAACTTAAGTTTCTTATCACCTAAGTATAAAGACCGAGTTCTTGGAACAGACCCAAGAATCGTATTACCTTTCTATAGTGAGGAAGGGGAACTCATAGGTCTAAGTGGAAGAGCCATTAACGACTCACCACTAAGATATTTAACTATGAGATTCCGAGATGATTTGCCACTCATCTTTAATTTACATAACGTGGACAAAACTAAAACTATCTTCGTGACTGAAGGGCCTCTAGATAGTTTATTCCTACCCAACTCTATTGCAGTTGCAGGTAGTGACTTCAAAAAGATTGACGATGTCATTAAAGACAATGCAGTTTTGATATTTGATAATGAACCAAGAAACAAGGAAATACTTGAGAAACTAGAAGAAGTAATTGACCTTGGTTATAGTGTGGTGATTTGGAATGATAAAAGACTGGATGGATTAAAAGATATCAACGATATGATAAAAAACGGGTTGACCGTAACTGAAGTAATTGATATAATAGACAAATGCACTTTCCACGGCCTTAGTGCAAAAGCAAAATTTATGGAGTATAAGAGGATATGATGTCGGTTATTAAAGTTTTAAAGTCAGATGGGTCAAAGGTCGATATAGAACTCCACAAAATTCACAAGATGGTAGAGAAAGCCTGCAAAGATATTACAGGTGTTTCTGAATCTATGGTAGAGATGAATAGTGGACTACAGTTTTATGATGGGATTACAACAAAAGATGTACAAAGTATACTAGTAAAATCTGCAAGTGATTTGATATCACTTGAAAATCCAAACTACCAATTTGTTGCAGCCAGACTGTTACTCTTTGGAGTACAGAAAGTAGTGTTCAATACCAAATGGAAGGACAATGAAATCTATCCATCACTTGGTGATATTATTGATAGGAATATCAAACAGGGTGTGTACGATAAAGACATTCTTAATCACTACTCAAAAGAACAGATTGCAGAGTGCAACAAATACATCAGACATAACCGTGACTTAACTTTTACCTATGCAGGTCTACAACAGATTGTGGACAAATACCTAGTACAAGATAGAAGTAACGGAGAGATATTTGAAACACCTCAGTTCATGTATATGTTAATTGCAATGACACTGTTTAAGTCATATGGAGAGAATAGAGTTGAATACATCAGAAAGTATTACGATGCAATATCCCAGTACAAGATTAACATTCCAACACCCATTATGGCAGGAGTGCGTACACCCTTACGACAGTTCGCATCATGTGTACTCGTTGATTCAGCAGATTCCCTCGATTCAATCTTTTCGAGTGACATGGCAATCGGAAGATATGTTGCACAAAGAGCTGGTATTGGAATTAATGCAGGAAGAATACGAGGACTTGGTTCAAAGATTCGTGGTGGAGAAGTACAACACACTGGTGTGATACCTTTCCTTAAGAAGTTTGAAGCAACAGTAAGAAGTTGTACTCAGAACGGAGTTAGAGGTGGAAGTGCAACAGTACATTTCCCAATATGGCACCAAGAGATAAGAGACATCCTTGTACTCAAAAACAACAAGGGAACTGAAGATAATAGAGTAAGAAAACTGGATTACAGTATTCAGATATCAAAACTATTCTATGAAAGATTTATGAAGAATGAGGACATTACATTGTTCTCACCACATGATGCACCAAAGTTATATGATGCATTTGGAACCGATGAGTTTGACGAATTATACGAAAGGTATGAACGTAAAAGTAGTGTTCCAAAGACGAAGATATCTGCTAGAGAATTGTTTACGGACTTATTAAAAGAACGTGCAGAGACAGGACGAATCTATATTATGAATATAGACCATTGCAATTCTCACAGTAGTTTTACAGACAAGATTAACATGAGTAATCTATGTCAAGAGATAACATTACCAACAGACCCAATCAGTCACATTGATGGAGAAGGAGAGATTGCATTGTGTATTTTAAGTGCAATCAATGTGGGTATAGTCAAGATGGAAGAACTTAGTGAAATGTGCGACCTTGCAGTAAGAGGACTAGAAGAGTTAATTGATTACCAAGAGTATCCAGTTGTAGCTGCAGAAAGGTCAACACTTGCAAGAAGGTCATTAGGAATTGGATATATTGGTCTTGCACATTTCCTTGCAAAGAACAAGGTTAAGTATGATGACCCCGAAGCACATAGACTAGTGCATGAGTTATCAGAGAAGTTCCAGTACCATTTACTATGTGCATCTAATCAGATTGCATCAGAGAAGGGTGCATGTGAATATTATGACAGAACTAAGTATGCACAAGGACTATTACCTATCGACCACTATAAGAAAGAGGTTGATGAAATCACACCTAATAAATTGTTGATGGATTGGGAAGTATTGAGAACTAGAATTAAGGTTCATGGACTAAGACACTCCACCCTTACTGCACAGATGCCCTCTGAGAGTTCCTCAGTGGTCTCTAATGCAACGAATGGGATTGAACCACCAAGAGACTACCTTAGTGTTAAGAAGTCTAAGAAGGGTACATTGAAACAAGTAGTACCCCAGTATTCCATGTTAAAGAGTCATTACACTCTATTATGGGATATGCCAGATAATGATGGATATATCAAAGTAGCTGCAGTGATGCAGAAGTTCTTTGACCAAGCAATCAGTGGTAACTGGTCGTATAATCCTGAGAACTATGAAAACGGAGAAGTACCAGTATCAGTAATGGCGAAAGATATGTTGAACACTTACAAATATGGTTGGAAGACATCATATTACCAAAATACTATGGATGGGAAGACAGAGGATGTCGTTAAAGATGAACCCTTACCACAAGGTGAGATTATAGATGATGGTGAAGACTGCGATGCCTGTGCGATATAAAATACAAACTATTAAACCTGCAGGTGACGATAACACCTTTTGTGTAAAGACCCCTAAGAATGTAAAATTCAAAGGTGATATTAGTAAGACCACTTACGATTATATCAATAATGGATTTGCAGTTATAAGAAATGCAATCCCAAAAGAAATTATACAGTTTGCATTGGATACTTGGAAAACAATGGAACACCAACCCGAGTATAATAAATTCTTTGAACGTGAAGAGATAATTACCACAGAACATGTGCCTGATGAAAGTAAAAATAAATCCAATGGTAATCACAATCTACCTATGGGTGTTGCTATGCAAGAACTTATGTGGGGGATACTTAAAAAGAATTTTGATTTCGATTTAATCCCAACATACTCTTACACTAGGAAGTATGACAGAGGTGCATACCTAGGTGTACATTCAGATAGACCCGAATGTGAAGTATCAACTACTATATGTCTAGATTATAAAACAGATGACAATAAACCATGGAAGATATGGGTAGACAATACTAAGAATTGGACAATGACCAACTGGAATGAGGATGCAAAAGCCGAGACACAAGGTATTCCAATTAGAAAAAGAAAGAGTATTGCAATTGAATTAGAGCCAGGAGATATATTATTATATCAAGGCCCAAATGTTGCACACTGGAGAGATACACTTATGGGTGAGTACTCTTATCACATGTTTATTCATTTCTATATGACTAATGGAAAAGTTGGACAAAATGCAGGAACGGATATGGCATACGACTGGATTGGTTCTAAATACCTTTCCACAGAACAAAGACCTGCTGAAAAATCAAAAAGACAAATAGATTGGCATAAAGCATATAGTATAACAAAAAACGAATCATCCGAAAATAATTTTGATGAGTATACCACAGAGAAGATAGAAGATGACAGTATTTAACAAAAAGAAAGTAAATTTTACCAAAGAGAAACTATTCTTTGGTGAACAATTGAACACACAACGATTTGATGAGTTTAAGTACCCAATCTTTGACAAACTAACACAAACACAATTAGGTTTCTTTTGGAGACCTGAAGAAGTATCATTACAGAAAGATAGAGGTGATTATCAGAAGTTATCTGAATCACAGAAACACATCTTTACATCCAATCTAAGATACCAAACACTACTCGATAGTGTTCAAGGAAGAGCTCCTGCAATTGCATTCCTACCCTTTATATCATTACCCGAATTAGAGTCATGTGTCATCACATGGGATTTCATGGAGACCATTCATTCACGAAGTTACACTCACATTATAAAGAACATCTATAGTGACCCAAGTGATGTGTTTGATACCATCCTTGACGAACCAGCAATCATTGCTCGTGCAGAGACAGTAACGAAGAGATACGATGACTTCATTCTCTTAGGTAGAAAACACTTGATAGGTCAGAAGGTCGATGAATACGAATTGTATAAAGCATTATACCTTGCATTGATATCAGTGAACATCTTAGAAGGAATCAGATTCTTTGTATCCTTTGCATGTTCATTTGCATTCGGTGAGTTGAAACTTATGGAAGGTAGTGCAAAGATTATATCTCTTATTGCAAGGGATGAGTCACAACATCTTGCAATCACTCAACACATACTGAAGTGTTACAAGAATCAAGAGAAAGATGCATTGATGACTAAGGTCATGAAGGACTGTGAATCAGAAGTTTATGAGATGTATAAAGATGCAGTAGAACAAGAGAAGGATTGGGCTGAGTTCCTATTCCAACATGGTTCTATGATTGGTCTATCTACTCAGTTACTAGGTAACTATGTGGAATACACTGCAAACAAGAGATTGCGTGCAATTGGTTTGAAACCTATATATGATATATCAAGTACAAATAACCCTTTACCATGGACTGAACATTGGTTCAACAGTAGAGGATTGCAAAATGCACCACAAGAAACAGAGATAGAATCTTATGTAATTGGTGGTATTAAACAAGATGTAGACGATGATACCTTCAGTGGTTTCTCGTTATAAATAACAATACAATTCTTAGAGGAGAACAGTAGAAATGCCAAATATATTGAAAAATGAAACAACACGAAAAGTCTATAAACTAATAGATGATGTGATAAATGAGTGCGCACTCATCAATGCGACAAAAAACGAATGGGATTCAGAAAATTACACTCCGTGTGATTTAACAGATGGTCTAGTTGATTATGACGTTGTCCGATTTAACCTAGAAAATATGTAATAATAAGGAATATATTATGAAAAGAGTAATTGAAATTTTCGGTAAAACCGATTGTCCAAACTGTACAAAAGCTAAAGCATTCTGTGAAAAGAATTCTCTAGAATTTGACTATGGTATTTTGGACGAACACTTCACTAAAGAAGAACTCCTGCAGGAGTTTCCAACTGCAAAAAGTATGCCACAAATCAGAGTTATCACAGACGATGTGATTGAAAATCTTGAAGGATATGATGGACTAGTCTCATGGTTTGCTGATAACTTGACTATCTTAGCCCAAAAACAAAAAGTTCTACAAGATGAACAAAGTAGTGGTGTGGAAGGACTGAATTTTCCTCCCAGTGCCGATAACCCACCTGCTCAAGGGGGAAAACATACTGGTGTTGAACTTAAACACATGTCAGATGGTACCCAAATTGGTTACAAAGTTAAACATGGTATTCTCCTTCAAAACAGTTGGCAAGAAGATGAAGATGGTAGACCCTTTTGGGATGCAGAGACATGGGTTAAAGTTGACCTAGAAGACGGTGTCTATAACTATGAGATGTTATTAGAAAACTGGGAAGACTAGTGTGGAGTACCACCTTTATCTAAACAACCCCAATTTGGAGACTATTGAAGACATACGGTACACTCATGTCTTTAAGAAGATACCAATGGAGTTTAATTTAGTAAGGAAGTACTACGCAGGGTTAGATGTCCCCTATAAAGACATCAAAGACCCACTACCTTATGTCACTAAAAATGGTAAGGTAGTGGAGTTTAGTGATTTTTATGAAGAAATAATAGGAGTACCACTTGAAAGTACACATAGTATGTGAATCATGTTATTCACAAGCCGTAGTTCAATACAGTATGGATGATGACATCTATGAGGTCAATCACTGTCCATTTTGTGGAGAAGATATTGACACCGAACATGTAGAAGAACTAGTAGAAGACGATGACTAACCAATGGCACGGTGGAAAGGGGTCAAAGAGACGTAACGCTGATGATAAGAAATATGCATCAAATTGGGACTTAATCTTTGGTAATAAGGGTCAAAAGCCCGATAATAAGGACAAAAAAGAGGTGAAAGGGGTCGAAAAGAGTTGACAATGACCCCCATAAAGTGAGATAATGACTGTATCGAGAATAGAGAGAGAATCAATACCGATGATTAATATCTACCTTACAGGTCAAATTGCTCAAAAAAGACGTATTAACACATACGTCCGTTCCATCCTAACCTACCTAATGCCACGACTTCGAAGAGACATTGATATATACATCAATGTCACTAAGGAATGTGATGATGGTGCATACGGACTCTGTTGGGGAGACCGTAACGAGGTTGAGATACACCTCTCAAGAGAGACACAAGGTGTCAAAATACCCCTTGAAGAGATGATGCAAACACTTGCTCATGAACTAGTCCATGCAAAACAATTCATCAAGGGAGACCTATCTCCAATGATGCGAAACTACAAAACTGTCTACCATGCAAAGACCCCCTATAGTCGTCAACCATGGGAACTAGAAGCCTATCGTAAAGAAGAGAGATTATTGCAGACTTTTTGGTTGTAAAAACTTGACAATGACCCCTATTTTCTGTTATACTATGTATATAATGAGAAATCAAAGAGGAAAATCAATATGTTAAACCTAATAATTCAAACCCAATACAAAGAAAACTATGCAGCTCATAATGAAGATTATGAACATGGTGTTTCAGAACCATATTGGAAGTTTAAAGGTGGTTCATCATATCTGATTACAGATATAGATTTCGTTAACACTGAGTACCTTGAAGGTCTTGTCGAAGAGACTGCATTCATCCACTCGTATGAGAATCCTGCATCTATGGAATATGTCCTAGATTGGGAACTGATTGACGAAGAGAATTTGTCAGACCACATTGAAGAGTGGGAGACTCCTTACCTTCTTGAGAAGAATGAGAAGGGTCAGTGGACTTCTAAGAAAGTCACTGAGAATGGTGACATGGGTTACATGAGAGACGGAATTCTTTCTAGGGTTCAAGTTTGGACTTATGAGTCTAGTGGAACAAGAGATGTTGAGAGTTACCATGTTGAGTACATCATGGTGGATGGAAGTAAATGTCTATCCGATGAAGCTCTCGGACAATGGTTCAAAACAAGAGAATTGGTTGCATAAAACACTTGACAGTGCGTGTCATTTAATGGTATACTTACAGTATGGAAAATAAACAAATAAAGAGAATATTCTTAGACATGGACGGAGTCCTTGCCGACTTCAATACAGGAGTCGAAACACTTACAGGAACACCTTTCCCAAATACTCTTCAAGGTCACAATGACTATGATGAGAGAAAGGAAGAGTTAACTAACAAGAGATTGTTCAGACACTTACCACCTATGGAAGATATGCACGACTTGGTTGGGTATGTCAGACATACAGGACTTCCTTGGGAAATCCTAACTGCAGCTGGTACAGTGAACAGAGAGTTAGTGGTTTGGGACAAACAAGAATGGATTAAGGAACATGTGAGTCCTACTGTTGTTGTTACTTGCACCATGACAGGAAGTCAGAAAGGTATGTTCGCAATAGAGGGAAGTGTCCTCGTTGATGACAGACAGAAAAACCTTGATGCATGGGTTGAACATGGTGGAATAGGAATACTACACACGAGTGCAGAAGATACCATCAACCAGTTAAAGGAGTTAAGAAGTTAGGGAATTTCATTTTTTATACCTAACGACCCCAATTACGATTGGGGTTTTTTTTACCTGTTTTTGTATTCAAAAATAAACACTAAATAATACTATGGAACAAACTGAATTTAAAACTGAATATCTAGGAGACCACATATGGTTGTATCCTGCAAAGATACCTGCAGAAATATGTGACGCCACCATAAGACAGTTCGATAACTATGAACAACTCGGTTTTACTGCCTCAAGAGGAGAACATAGGCGTCACTCGGTCGAAGACCGTTCATTGAATCTTGAAAGCTTCACAAAAAATATGGAAGAATATCCATTTCAAGGTGAAGAAATAGTTCCTTTCTTAACTGATACACTTAAATATGAATGCATACCTCACTATACAGACCTACAAGGACTAAAAGACGATGAGTTAGGAGTGTTTGAAGGAAAGATACAGAAGACTCAACCCACTGAAGGTTTTCATACATGGCACTGGGAACGTGCTAAGACTAAAAATTATAGAGTATTGGTATGGACTATATTTTTAAATGATGTAGAAGATGGGGGTGAGATGGAATTCAAACACCAATCACTTAGGATATCCCCAAAACGGGGAGATGTTCTTATCTGGCCTGCAGGGTTCACACATACACACAGAGGTAACCCACCTCTAAAAAGTAACAAATATATCGTTACAGGATGGATTAATTATGTCTAAATTATCAAGAGTCAAAGGATTCTTCGGTAGGGTATGGACAGGTTTTAAGAACCTATTCAAGACCAAATACCAAATCACAATATATCGTCAATCGGACTCGGGTTCGGGTGCGATGTACAAATCGGAATATATTTCTAGGAATATATCTATTAATAGACCCAAACACTTAAAGTTCAGAGACTATGAGACCAAGAATATGGTTGAGATTCGTAGCGTCAAAGGACTTGAAGTTAAAATCGTGGAGGTAGACTAATGAATCAATTATTCATCGGTATCATCGTTGTCTTGGGATTGGGAGGATACTTCCTTTATCAAGAGAACATAACTCTTACTGCAAATAATCTTAAGTTAGAATATGCAGTAGAGGAACAGAAAGAGACTCTAAGAGTTGTACAGGAAAATTTTGAGAAGCAATCAAAGTCCTTACAAAACATGAGTCGTAGAAATAACGAGATAGAACAAGAGAAGTCAAGGTACTTAGAGATTCTATCTAAACATAACTTTGAGAGACTTGCAACAGTAAAGCCAGGTCTTATGGAAAACCGATTCAACAAGGGAACTGTTGATGTACTGGAGGGAATAGAGAATGACACTAAGAACATTAGCAATCTTGACACTAGCACTAACGATTAGTGGGTGTTCATTATTTGGAACAAAAAACATAGAGGTTGTATCAAAACCTATAGAGATAGAAATCATCCAACCAGTCTTACCAAGACCTTTAGACCTTACTGCACCAAATTGGTTTGTAGTATCAGAAGCAAAACTTGCAAACAACTGTAAGAAGATAATGGTAGATGGTAAAGAGAAGAGACCAAAGACTTGTGCATTAGAGGACAGAGAGAATCCCGAGTGGCCAGTTGGTTACACTTACCTTGACAGATTCATCGATGAGATGAAGAAACAGAACAGTGGTGACGTAGTATTTGTTGCAACAACTGTTGGTGACTATAAGGTAATGATTCAGAACAATCAAGAACTCAGACGATACATTCAACAGATGGGTGAAGTCGTGGTTTACTATAGAAATGTAACCATTAAAGATAAACCAGCAATTGGTGCCAAGGTAGAGGTCAAATAAACGACCCTAAATAATATTATGAAAAGAGTGAAAAGTACTGTAGGTATTGACAACATCCCATCAATGAGGATGAGATACCAACCCATAGAGATGAACACACTTTCGTTGTTTCCGATAAACATACATCGTGCTCAACTAAAATTACCTTTTGAAAATATCATTACAGATATTCGTAATGAAGTTGAAAGAATGTCAGAACTCCAAGGGGATGAAACCCGAAAGAACTACACTAATTACTTTGATGAGAATGTCCGACAGACATTTGCAGAGAAAGATTGGATGTCATCTATTGTGACCCAACTTAAGGATACTTATGTTGAACTTATGGGTTCGGGATATGGTAACAAACAGGTGTATGATTGTACTAGAGATGAGATAGACTGTTTTATATGGGTCAATCGATATCAATCAGAACATAGTCATTCACGACACAATCATAAAGGGACAACAATGAGTGGAACTCTCTACATTAAAGTAGATGAAGACACTTCTCCTATTATGTTTCAGAACCCCAATGAACCTAGAAATTTTATCTTTGATAACAGAGATGAAATGCATCGAAGACACCCTGAAGATATTGACCATCAATGTCAACAAATTGAATACTTGGGTACTAGATTTTCAACTAATCAGATAATATATCATCCAGTTGCAGGTGAAGTGTTGATGTGGCCTTCGTGGTTGGAACATGAAGTACCAAAAGGTGAACATGACGATGACTATGAAAGGATATCCATATCATTTAATTTGACACATACAAAAAGGTTTAAAGACAACTCACCCCCTTTTAACTATAAACAAATACAACCATTAGGGGACAGTAATGGGTAAATCTTTTGATAACGACTCTTTATTTGAACTTAGTGATGTATTGACCCCAGTCTATGATGATGGTGTTATTACAATCAAAGACTACTATAAGAATCCCGATGCAATCTATGAATGGTTGCAAGAACAAGACTATCCATTATGGAAGTACAATTCCGAACTTGAAACAGGTAAGAATTCGGTCGATTATAACGACTGCAGACTTATCCATAACATAGGACACCCAACGAGAAAATACTATAATAATCATAACAGATTGTTAAATATTTGTCGTAGGTACTGGTGGAAGGGGCAGTACAATTGGGACACAGTGTATGAGTTTAATTGTTTTCAATCAAAGACAATTAATGACACTACACTACAACACTACCCCCACATAGACTCTAAACTAGAGTGTCATGACTCCGAATCGGTCTTGAACAAGTTAGTATACTTGGACAAGGAAGGTGATGGTGGAACGGCTGTCTATGCAGGAGACTGGATTACAAATAATGAACAGATGAATCTGATGTATCCAGTAGAAGAGAGGTTTAAAAAGGTTAAGGTAATCCCTAATCAATTCAATACATGTGTTATCTTTGCAGGTAACAAACTACATGGTGCGTGGATTGATGATTACGATAACTATAAGGATGACAAGTGGAGATTCACTCAAGTCACCTTTTATAAACCACAATTATAATAACAATGAACTGTAGTGTTTGCAACACATTTACACAACAAACAGATATAAAGTACTGGATAGAGAATACTGAAGGTACATTCATATTTTGTGGTGCAGAATGCAGTTTACAATTTCACAGGAAAAGAAATGAGAAAACAGATAACAATATTGAAGATTTTAACAACACTAACAGCCATAATACTACTAGTTCAAGTAGTTGAACTGTTCGTATAGGAGACTCACATGCCAATCAAATTTAAACCAACAGCTGTTACTGTTGCAAGAGGGTCAACTAAGAAAACAACTGTACACTACTACATGAAATGTACACCATTGAAGGAACTTATTGAGGAATTTAACAAAACTCACCTTGTAAAAGGAAAGGGTAAGTTGAATCAAAAGATTCGTAATGAACTGGTCAGAAGAGGTGGTGTAGACTTTGTACCAAAAGTTGCAGAAACCCTCTAGACAAAGAGACCATTTTATAGTATAATTAACTTTAGGAGGATATTATTATGAATAAGAATATCTTAATGGCATTAATGTTAATGTCAACATCTGTATTTGCAGATGGAAGTGGAAGTATTGGTTACGGAAGTGACTATATTTTCAGAGGTGCATCACAAGCTGGAACTCCAGTAGTACATGCATCTTATACAGTTGAATCAGAAGGATTCTACCTTGGTGCATGGGCATCACAAGTAGACTTCGGAGATACAACTTCAAGAGAGATTGACTACTTCGGTGGTTACAATCTTGCAGTAACGGATAAGGTCTCACTCGATGTGGGTTATATACGTTACACTTACGATGCACTAGTAGAATCTATTGAGGAACTCTACATCGTTGCATCATTCGGTGGGTTATCACTAGGTGCATTTCAAGACCTAGACACAGATGATACCTATGCAGAAGTTGGTTACGACCTTTGGTTCGTACCAGTTGTTGATGTCAAAGTCATTTATGGACTTTATGACAAAGACAACACATTTGCCATGCTCAATGTGACTAAGGATGTAGGTAACTACACATTTGGTCTGTTGATTGGTGACGATGTATTGGATGGAACTGCTTCAGATTCATTGACTGCATCAATTACACTTAACTTTTAGTTAGTGTTCAAGGGGGTCAATGGTGACCCCTTATTTTTAGGAGAACGATATGTCATTTTGGAAATCATTAAAGGCATTTTTAACACCCATTCCATCGGGTGAAAGAGCGAAGGACAAGAAAGGTAGATTTATTGCAGACGATAAGTCAACACCTAATGTCAACGAAGCTTATGCAGATGGAAAGAAACCAGTCAGAAAGAGAAAACCTCGTACTGGTTATGTAAAGGGTAAGAAAGTTAAAACTAAAGAATAGTTTACTTGGGGTATTAGCTCAGTTGGGAGAGCACCTGCTTTGCAAGCAGGGGGTCACTGGTTCGAACCCAGTATACTCCACCACATGGGAAGATTGGCAGAGTGGTTGAATGCACCAGTCTTGAAAACTGGCATACCTTTACGGGTATCATAGGTTCGAATCCTATATCTTCCGCCATTACCACCAACATAAGGAAACTTACAGTGGAAAAATCAAAAGACTATAACGACATGACTTTTGTCGAATATAAACTTTTCAAAAACAATGACATCATCTCACTTGATGTCGAACTTCCCTTAGAACATTTGGGTTGGAAAATCGGAGATACACTAGAAGTGTTCCGTGACCACCAAGGACGAGTATCCTTAAAAATACCTAAATGTAATCTATAGAATAACCTCAGAATATGGGGTTATAGCTCAATTGGATAGAGCAACGGCCTTCTAAGCCGTAGGTTACAGGTTCAAGTCCTGTTAGCCCCACCAACATAAAGGATGTAGTACCATGACTGATTACAGTATGATACGCAACGCACTTCGTACCCCCGATGGTACGATTATTCAATCCCGACACCGACATGACTATGTTACCCACAAGGATGAGAACGGTAAAGAGTACATGGTTGATGGTGGACTAGACTATGTTCGTTCTAGTTGTAATGGTGACGAAGAATGGATGATTGTCACCCTTGCAGAACCACATGAAGAGGTTAGAGAAGCCTGTGAATGGGGAACATACGGTATTAACGGTGACCAACCATTATCGTATATTAAGTTATGTGATATGGATACAGACCACATTGGTGCAGTTCTAAAGAATGTACCGTCAATCAATGCAGGAATTAAAATTGCAATGGAAACTGAACTGAAGATGAGGGAAGTCTTTCCACTTGGATGGAGAGTTAAATGAGTGAATACACGCCAGACAGTTGGGTAGTGTTAAAGGTTAAAGAAGGTAAAGGCACATTCCCGTTCTATAAAGTTCTAGCAGGTTGGAGTGGTGGTTATTTGTATGGCTCCTCATGGAGAATGAACAGTGGTATTACTCTTGTGTTTAATCGTGAAGATGAAATTCATTTCCATGGTGAAAGTGGGTCACTCTACAGATGCCCTAAAGGAGCCTACGGACTTAAAATGAGTACTGCTGGTGTATATAAGAATTTGTGTTTACAGCAGGAGTTTGGAGGTCAAATTCAACTGATGTCTGAAGATACAGACTGGAGTAAACTAGTATGACAATGGCAGATGAAAGATACATCGCACTAACACGCACTGCAGAGTTTCTAAAAGAGTTACAGAACCCTAGAGGTAGATATAAGAGAGATGATATAAAAGAGATACGAAGAATGGCATCCTCTTGTCTACGACACTACCCTTGGGATATGTACTTAGAAGATTTGGCAAAGATAGCACCCCATATATTAGAGAATAGAAATGTCTAAATAGTATTGTGTCACACAATTGACACACAAACGTAACGACTAGGTCACAAAGAGTAAGTAGGGAAACCGAACATACCATTCTTGACTGAAAGATACAACATAAAAAGGAGATATAAATGCAATATTACGCATACATGTCTGCCTCGGTTCATTCCCTTGCAGACAAATTCGATACCATGATGAAATCAGGCTCACTTAACAAAGTGTGTCGTACTTTTCTTGTATAAATAACTATACAATTATACAAAAACCTCTAGTCAGAACTGGTTAGAGGTAGTATAATGGGTATATAATTTAGAGGAATATATTATGATATATGAAGGACAAACCATCCCATCCGTATCACTCGTTCAGAGAGATGGAATCACGGGGACATTCACAGAAGTAACAACAGATGAACTCTTTAAAGATAAGAGAGTTATTCTATTTGCATTGCCTGGTGCATTCACCCCAACATGTTCAACAAAACAATTACCTGCATACGATAAGAAGTATCGTTCACTTACTGCAAAGAAGAATAACATAGACGAGGTCTACTGTTTATCAGTCAACGATGGATTCGTAATGAATGCATGGTTCGAATCTTTGGGTATTAAGAATGTCAAACCTCTTGCAGATGGCTCATTAGAGTTCACTGCATCGGTTGGTGCAAAAGTTCAGAAGGACAATGTAGGATTTGGTTCAAGGTCGTGGAGATACTCATGTGTCATCAACGATGGTGTTGTGGAGAAAGTCTTCAGTGAAGAAGGATTCGGTAACAATGCAGGAACAGACCCATTTGAAGTATCTGATGCACAAACTATGTTAGATTACATTAGTGAAGCTATCTCACTCAGATTAAAGGAACAAGTGTAATGGATTTCCTTATCGGACTATTCTTCATACCATTCAATATGACTGTATTTGTACTTAAGTATACGTTTGCACTAGTACTATGGTACGGAATTTATAAATTTGTCGTAGAACTATGGGGTGCTTACGGAAGACCAATCCTCGACATGAAAAGGACAAAGACAAAGGGTAGTCAACTAAACATCGATGACTATGACAACTACTAGGATATCAACGACTAAATACAATCATGAGTGATATCTTAATAGGAATACATATAGTCTTCATCATCGCATTAGTGGTGTCGAGTTGGTACTCGGGTTTTAAAATTGGTCGTAAGAATATGATTGAACAGATGATTGATGATGAAGTAGTCACTGTATCCGACCTTATTAAATTATACAAGCCAAAAGACTGAGTGTAGAATCCCCATGTCAGAATCAATACCTATTGTTGAAGTTGACCAGTATCAATTCTTAGAGCATCGCAGACAACAAGAAACCAATCACTGGAACAAACTAGACAATCAAGACCTAACACCCCTCGACTCCATCCTCACGATAGAGATTAACACTACAGAGTTGTGTAACAGGACATGTGTCTTTTGTCCACGACATGACCCAAAGGTCTACGACAATAGAAATCTACACCTTACAGTCAAGGGTGCGACAATTATTGCAGAAGAGTTAAAACGGTCAGACTATAGAGGTAAGATATCCTTCAGTGGATTCGGTGAGAACCTACTCAACCCATGGTTCGTTAAGATTGTTCATGCAGTAAGAAAAGAACTACCTACCAATGTCATCGAGTGCAACACTAATGGTGACAAACTAACACCCCAATACGCAAAAGACCTATTCAATGCAGGTATGACCAATATCTACATCAACCTCTATGATGGGCCTGAACAGGTAGAACCCTTTGATGCAATCATGCAAGAAGCAGGGATAGCACCCGAAACACAATATAAATATAGAGTACACTATGGAAGTGCAGAACAACATGGATTGTTACTGAACAACAGAAGTGGTGTAGTAGACTGGATTGGTATAGAAGACTCATCCATAGAGAAACTTAAGGGTAAACCCTGTTATTATCCGTTCTATAAGATGTTTGTAGATTGGAATGGTGATTGTATCCTATGTTGTAATGACTGGGACAGGACACAAATCGTAGGTAACCTCATGACACAGACATTACATGATGTATGGTTCGGTAAACCTATGACCAAGATACGAAACAGATTGAGAAAGGGAAATAGGAACGGAATTCCATGTAACAAGTGTAGTGTAGATGGTACACTATTCGGTAAACCCTCATACGACTTAATCAACGAATACGAAGAAAAGAAAGGACTATGACTAAAGTGAAAATGCTGGACGACATGCTGATTCAATTGGCAAAAAACCTGACTGCCCATGAAATGACAGTCGAAGAATATAAACGACATGTGGAGTTAAATAACATGAAACTTAAGACATCCATCAAGTATCCCGATAGGTTTGAGACCATCGATGTAAGAATAGAACTACCTGTTACACTAGACAAGACTGATAATGGTATACACTCCTTTGAGGACATTCGAAGTATCGTATTAGAATACGTTAAGAGTAAAGACTTCAATTACACCTCAACCATCGACCCCAATCCCGATTACTGGAAAGAGTTTGAAGCATTCAAAGAAGACGGAACTAAAATTGGTGTTCTTAAACACGATGACGGCCATATGATACACAGACCCGAAGACTATGAAGAGAATTAACCTTCCACAACATAAGAGTTTGGTAAGGATACATCCCCCCGAGAAATACTGTATGGGACTGAAAGAGAAGATGTTCTCAGCTCATGACCAATATAACCTAGATAACATGGTACCTTACCATCAAGTGGTTGAACACTTCCTATCCAAAGACGAGTGTGAGACGATATGTGCAGTCATAGACGACAACACAGAAGACCTCATGAAGGAAGACTATCTCCCCGAATCTGATGAATCAGACCACGAAGGGTTAACAGGTAAGTTCATGTATTACAACCTACTCAATTTATTACCCGACACACTTAGTATAGACCTACAACAACGAGTGTTTAATCTAGAACTGTTTAAAGACATGGACGAGGTATGGATTCAGTGTTGGGCTAACAAATCCCCACAAGGTACAGGTATTACAAAACATTTCCATGGTATGGTTGGTCAGGGTAAAACAACAGGTCAAGCCTTCGCATGTTCATCCTTCCTACAAGGTCACACAGAGTCTTACACACACTTTGAATCCGACCAAGGGTACATACAGGTACGCAACGAGGTAGGACACCTACACATAGTAGACGAGTATCTCATGCATGAAGTCAAACAGAATATACACACGACACCGAGGTATTCCTTAGCCATGGATGTTCATATAAATAAACCCAAGGACTTAATAAACTACGACAAGAGGATACTCCATGCCAATCGAATTCACTAACACAACACCAAAGATACTTATCTACACGGACTCAGACATGGGAGACCAATTAGTAGACCATTTGATGATGCGTGTCGCAATCCTTGACCACCTATTAGACGGCCTCGACCAACAATGGGAAGACGACCAAATAGAATGGGTCACAGGTACTATAAAAGAAGAGAAGGACAAATACGATGTCTTCTTCTGTCTAGGAGAGAAGTCACTCTATCCATACCTAGGTGTATCAGACCAAATTGCAAAACGTACATTCTACATTGACGTAGAAGGAACCATGGACTTGACAGAACTAGGTATCATGAATGCAGAACCTATTCAAGACAATACTGTAGAAGAACTATGGGATAGGTGTTGTATTGGTGCAGTAGAACTTCGTGAGATACCTACAACGGAGGTGGATACCAGTGAAGAGGTCATAGAGAAAGAACTTGATGACCTTTTAAAGACCAATCCTCTCGGTGAACTACACTTAGATGCATCCGACATGTACGATGACCTAGTGAAAGAAGACGACAAACCTAATTCCTAAGAAGAAACCAAAGATACCCCTCAAAGGGGGTGACGAGT